CTCAATCGTTTTAGCGGCTAGCCCAACTATAACCGGTCACCCAACTATCGAAGGTGTTACAGCTACAGGTGCCACTGGCACAGGTAAACTTGTATTTGACACTTCACCGACCTTTACTACTCCCAACATTGGTGTAGCAAGTGCCACCAGTGTTAATGGGTTAATTATATCAACTACCACTGGTACATTAACCTTGGATAGTGCTAAGACTTTAACTGTACAAAATACATTAACTATGTCTGGTATAGACGGTAGCTCAGTGTCATTTGGTAGCGGTGGTACAGTGGCATTTACCAGTAATAAACTAAATTCCTTTGCTGCTACAACTTCATCTGAGCTAGCTGCTGTAATTTCTGATGAAACTGGCACAGGTAAGTTGGTATTTGCTGATACCCCAACTTTGGTAACTCCGGTACTTGGTGTAGCAACTGCAACCAGTATAAACAAAGTTGCAATAACTAGTCCTACCACAGGTGCTACTTTAACAATTGCTGATGGCAAAACATTAACGGTTAGCAGTTCATTGACCTTTACTGGTAATGATGCCAGCACCATATCCGTTGGATCTGGGGGAACAGTAACTTATAGAACCGATAAACTTGATGTGTTTGCAGCAACTACATCAGCTGAATTTGCCTCAGTGATCAGTGACGAAACCGGTACAGGTAAATTGGTATTTGCTACCAGTCCAGACCTGGTAACTCCTAACATTGGTGTAGCTATTGGTACAAGTTTGAGCACCACTGGTGACATCTCTGTAGCAGGGATATTGAAAATTGAACAGGCCAGTGAAACGTTTGCGGGTTTGTCGGGTGCAAGTGGTACTGTCACACACAATTGTTCAGCACAGCAAATTTTCACTCACAATGGTGTAACAGCTAACTTTACCGCTGATTTAACTAATTTGAATTTAGATTCTGGTAGAGTTACTTCTGTGACATTGGTTATCAATCAAGGTGCTACACCATATATGGTCACTGGATTACAGATTGGTGGATCGTCACAAACTATTAATTGGCAAACTGGGTCTGCGCCTGCAGGTATAGCTAATAAGCGAGACGTAGTTACATTCACCATATTTAACAGTGGTGGAACCTACACTGTATTAGCACAATCAGTGACATTTGGATAAACATGTTATCTTTGACATCGGGCACGTTTAATCGTAGTCCAGCTATCAGTCTCAATGCCATTGACAATGTTCTCGCCACTGGCGCTACAGCATTTAGTTACATTGCTATGCCTGGTGGTACTAGAACCATGTTGGATTTTATCACTAGCTTTGGTGTAATCGGCACTAGCAGTAATACTGGAACAGGTAGCTGGTTAAACAGTTTCAGTGGCAGTTCTGGTTACAGCTATGAAGCCAGTCCTATTGCTGCCAATAATTATTTTACTCAATACGGACGAGTGCGTGTAATTGATGGTGACGCACAAGCCGACGGCTCAGATTGGTCTGTGTTTAATTTTGGGGTAGCTAACGGCGGTGGTGATTTTGATGGGACTGCTAACAGCAATAAATATTTCGGCGGAGAATCTAGCTACAGTGGTGGTTCAGGCGGTTTAGCCAGCACTGGATACATATGGGGGTACGCTCCAGCGAATGGCTGGATCATGTTGTACAGGTTACCATTGGGTACCGGGGGAGGTAGTAGTTATACACACGCCAACGGTAATTGGTTCAGCACCGGCACCGTAGTAACCAGTGGCAACGGTAAACGCTACGAATATAATAATTTAAATATAACTAAAATTGGGTTTTCGGTAACTTAACCCTTGCATATTCAGCAGTTTTAGCCTATAATGCTAAAGATGTTTGCTGCTATTCAAAACAGTGTTTTGCAATTGCTTCCCGCTCGCAGAAGGCAAAGTGCAAACGGCTGGCTCAGCTTTAACGCTCCGTGTTGTCATCATAGAGGACATAAACCGGATAGCCGAGGGCGTGGCGGTATTATAACTAATTCAGATGGATCAATTAGTTACCACTGTTTTAATTGCCAGTTTAAAACAGGTTATAAGCCTGGACAATATCTTGGATACAAGTTTCGTAGACTACTAACTTGGTTAGGAGCAGATGAAAATACCATTAACAGGCTGGTATTAGAAGCAGTTAGATCACGTGAATATGCCGGTATAAGCGAACCTGAACCAGAAACAGTAGCAATAGAATTTCGTGCCAGATCGCTGCCGGACCCGGTTATGTTGGTCGATACTGATACTACAGCCTTGGAGTATTGCCAACAACGTCATATCGACCTTAATAAATATCCTTTGCTAGTTACAAATCGTACAGAACATAATTTGAATCGTAGAGTTATCATACCTTTTACTTGGAATAACCAACTGATCGGATACACAGCAAGAACTTGGGACTTGGCGGTCAGGCCTAAGTACCATAGCCAATATGAATCTAATTACGTATTCAATGTTGATCAACAATCACGAGACGGTGAGTTTGTAATTGTGTGTGAGGGACCCTTTGATGCTATGAGCATCGACGGCGTGGCAGTACTTAGCAACGACTGTTCGGAAATACAAGCAGATATTATCGACACTCTTAACAGAGAAGTTATATTAGTTCCAGATCGTGATCGTGCGGGGCAACAATTGGTTAAACGTGCTTTGGAATTTGGTTGGTCGGTGAGCTTTCCAATTTGGGCCGAGACTTGTAAAGATATAAACGAAGCGGTAGTACGCTATGGTAAATTATTTGTGTTAAAGAGTATTCTATTGGCTCGTGAAACCAGTAGATTAAAAATTGAATTATTAAGGAAGCGTTGGTCAAACTAGGATGAGTAACTACACAGTAGATCTACAACGATTGTTTTTAGAGTTTATGCTCACAGACGCACAGAGTTTCGTGCGGGTGCAGAATATTTATAATCCAGAAAATTTTGATCGGACACTGCGTGAAGCTGCCAAGTTCATACAGGATCATGCAGCCAAACACACAGTGCTACCCACAGTCGAACAGGTACGTGCTGTTGGCGGTGTTGATCTTAAACTGGTACCAGAACTGGATGCTCGACATCTAGAATGGTTCATGGACGAATTCGAAGGCTTTACCAAAAAACAAGAACTAGAACGTGCCATTCTTAAAGCTGCGGATCTAATAGAAAAAGGTGAATTTGACCCAGTGGAAAAATTGGTTAAAGATGCTGTACAGATCAGTTTAACCAAAGACCTTGGTACCGATTATTGGGCTGATCCAGTGGACCGACTTAATCGTTATTTTAGTTCAGGCGGTCAAGTCAGCACAGGGTGGCCACAGCTAGACAAGATCATGTATGGTGGTTTTAGTCGAGGTGAACTTAATATCTTTGCTGGTGGTTCGGGGTCAGGCAAGAGCTTGGTCATGATGAACATTGCCTTAAACTGGTTACAGCAAGGATTACATGGTGTTTACATCACACTGGAACTCAGTGAAGAATTAACTAGCCTACGCACAGATGCCATGTTAAATGACATGAGCACCAAAGATATACGCAAAAATATCGACGATACTGCACTAAAGATTCGGGTAGCTAGTAAACGTGCTGGTAATTATCGTATCAAATATATGCCTGCACAAAGTACAGTAAACGATGTGCGTAGCTTTATCAAAGAGTATCAGGTTCAAACTGGTAACCGTGTTGATTTTGTGATGATTGACTACCTGGATTTATTGATGCCTGTATCTGCAAAAGTGTCACCCAATGATTTGTTTGTCAAAGACAAGTATGTTTCAGAAGAACTGCGTAACTTAAGTAAAGAATTGGGTATGCTAATGATTACTGCGTCACAGTTAAATAGATCCGCGGTAGAAGAAGTTGAGTTTGATCATAGCCATATTTCAGGTGGTATCAGTAAGATCAATACCGCAGACAATGTGTTTGGTATCTTTACCAGTAGAGCCATGCGCGAACGTGGCAAGTATCAAATACAGTGTATGAAGTCTCGTAGCAGTACAGGTGTAGGACAAAAGATTGATTTAGACTATAACATGGAAACCATGCGTATCATTGATTCAGGTGCTGAAAATTCTGAATATGTAAGGCCTCAAACTGAAAAGATTTATGACAGAATCAAGCCAAAAAGTACGCTAAATGACACCGCAGATACAGAAACTGAAACTGCTAAAGTCTCAGTAACATCTAACAGTAATAAACTCAAACAAATGTTGGCAGGCTTAAAGAGCACCAACGAAGTTTAATTCACCGCTAAATAATAAACTGGAGGACATTGTGCAACGACGCACCAGAAGTATTTTAGCCGAATTAGACAGCATGGGATTGAGCAGAGATAAAGAAAATTTTGTCGAAACTCGAGCAGCTAATGTTATTCAAGGTGCTATACATTTATTACAGTTTATAAAAGAAAACTATGATTTAGAAACTGCCAGTGAACTCGAGAGAAGATTAATTAACAGTATACGCAGCGGCGATACAGCTAAGTTTACTAGAGGTATTAGGAAAATTAAGGATGACTGATCTACTAAAAATCTACGAAGGCGGTGCAGCCATTCCTGACAGCGTGCCAGTGGCCAAAGATGATGTTAAAGCAGTGGTGGCAAAGGCTAAAAGTTTGTTACCACCAAAAATTGCAAAACACATGCAGGCCAACATTGGCAGTGCAGGATTCAAAGTGCAGTCAGGTGATATTGATATCATGGTAGAAGCACAGGACGTAGTAGATTTTTTTGCAACACAAGATAATCGTGATCCAGTGAAAGATGCCAAACAACTATTAAAAAAACATTTTGAACAGCAAGGTATTGTCAGTGTAGTTTCAGGACGTAATGTTCACATTGGTATTCCTTATCAAACCGCGAATGGTCAAAAAGCACTGGCACAAGTTGACGTTATGGTTATACATGACGCCGCTATAGTAGCACCTTGGCATCAACACGGTCCTAGAGGTGCCTACGATGATCCTGAATTTAAAGGCAGCCATGTGTTTATACTGTTGAATAGTTTGGCCAAGTACCTTAATTTAAAATTTGATGCTTTTGGTGCCAAATTGATGAACCGTGACACCAATGAAGTGGTTGGTCGTACCAGAAAACAAGTTGCCAAGATCCTAATAGGCCCACGTGCCAAGGAAAGTGATTTAGACAGTGTAAAAAGCATAATGACTGCACTAGAGCGTGATCCTGACAGTGAAGGTAAGCTAGCACAAGCACGTCAAGATGCTGCCAAAGGTCTATTGCGTTTGCCAGAAACAGCACGCCCAGGTACTGCTGCTTGGTTTAGACAAATTACAGATCGCATGCCATGAAAACCTATATAGATTTTTTAGT